GACACTTCAGGTAAGTCTAAGAACACTTGTGTGTTGTACAACCCAAAATTGTTGTAATAGATTCTATACTTGGTTGGAAATATCGACATACCCAAGTAATCTTCTATAGCCATGCGTGTAGCTAACTCAATGCTAGTTAGGTAACTATCCTGACTTTCATCGGCAAACAAGTTCAGCTGCTGGGTTATCTCTTCCAGAGTTAGCCATTGCGTTTGAAAGTCCCTGCCAATCTGTTCTATTTTTACATAGTTGTACGGATTGCGGTTGTTCGCCAGCGTTAAGTTTTCAGCTGTCATGCTAGTTCCTTATGCTGGACAGACTAAGCGTACACCAGCGAATACATCTCTAATGGTAGAGCAAACTCTTTTCTCTGCGTAAATGGAAATGAATCCGGGGGCTGTTTGGTCAAGCCTTTGAATACTCATTAATTCATTATCTGCAATCGTAAAGAATCTATCCCAACAAGCTAGGTAAACTGGATAGGTGCTTGCATCATAACCACTCATGTAAGGGTTAGGAATAACAGGTATTCCAAACACATAAAGTACAGCACCGCCATCGTCATCGCCAACTTCTGTAAAGAATGGAATACCTCCAACAGAGGTTAGCAATTCTCTGAACTTCTTAATGGTTGCAGGTGACATCATAAAAGCGGTAGATGGACAATTTAAATATTGCGGTGGCAAAGCAGCAACTAAATCTGCAAGGTCTGCGTAAGCTACTACTGTTTTAGAACTGGCAGCCACTTGAAGCATTGTATGCCTACCATTTGTAACGGCAGAGCCACTTGTACCAAATGATGCTGCGCTTGTGCTTCCAGAGTAAAAGTTTAATCCACGCAATCCTGCTGTTTGACCAGTTTGAGGTGTTGATGTACCAGATGATTGGTCATTATTAATCATCATGGACAACGCTTCTTGTTGAGCAAATTCAAGAGCAATGTCTGACACTATAGAAGCATCCAAACCATCAATGTCATCCATAACGGCAGTTCTTACTGGCACTACCGCGTTAATTGCTTTGCTGGATATTTGCCAGAATGATGTATCGTAATTTCCTACATTATTGTTAACTCCATAACCCCAAGGATTAGTTGTTGATGTTTGGATTACCGTTGCATTTCCTGTTTTAACTACAAAGGCTGTTTCTGCGCCTGTGTTTTGAATAATTCTTGATACCATCCTCAATGGATTAGCGTATCTTAAAGTTGCAAAAGCATCATCATATATAACTCTACCACCCACCCCTGTGCCTGAACCAGTAAGGGCTGATGCTTCATTTAGATTAACGGTAGCACTACCTTCCGTTAAAGCCGTTTTAACTGCCTCAAGAATAAGATTGGTTGTCATAATTTTTCCATATTAATTTTAATTAAAGAAGGGGGATTTCTCCCCCATTCTTTTAGTTTGCTGTCTTGGTCGAACGATAACGAACCAAGGCGAATGGGTCAACTATGCTGGTGCATAGTCTTTTCTCGCCAAAGAATGTTATATAGCCCGGCAATGTTTGGTCATATCTACGCATAATCATATTCAAACGGTCTACGATTGTGTGTCCTCTTGACCAATCACCAAAGTACATTGGGTAAAGATTTGTGTTTACTGCTCCAGCAGAAGTTGTTGGGTTATCAAGATATTTATTAACCACAACATCAAAGCCAAGCATACGACCTACGATACCATCGTATTCAAGTGGTGACATACGTTCAAATACTGGAGTACCGTTATCGTCAACCAAGCCACGAATAGCTGCAAGCATTACTGGATTGACAATGATTTTTGTCGATGGTGTCCAGTATTGTTGTGGCAATGCGTATACAAAATTAACAACATCAGAAAAGGTAACTTTGTTGGTAGTTTGACCACCAGTAACTCCATCACCATTAGTTGTTAATTGGTCATAGGTTGCAAGGTCGCACAAACCGCTAGATGAGCCAGTTCCAGTTGTACCAAATGCTGAAGCGGTAGTTTCACCACCAGTATAGGTAGCGTTTTCACCAGCGTATTGATTCAATCCACGTAAACCATTTGTTCCACCGTATGTATTTGGTGAGTTTGTTTGGTCATTGTTTTGAATCATTGACTGACCTTCTACTTGACTAAACTCAGCAAGCATATCTGCAACTACGTTGCTTTCAAGTCCATCAATATCATCAAGTGCAGCAGTACGAATTGGGAACTGACAATTCACATCTTGCAAAGTCAATTGCCAAATGTTTGTGTCAACAGTTGTCGCACCACCGTTGTTTTGGATTGGATAGCCCCAAGTAGCACCAGCATTTCCTGTCTTTGCTCTGAATTGATATGTAGCACCATCAGTAGCAACAGTCCGTGATACACCACGCATTGGGTTAGCCAAACGCAGAGCAGCAAATACAGGGTCGTATGCAGTTCTACCGCCAACACCAGCACCAGAACCTGTTAAGGCACTAGCTTCATTAATAAATGCTTGATAATGTCCTTCATCCTCAAACATCTTAATTTCTTTTTCAAGTCTGCTTGGTGATTTGTAGAACTCACGCAGCTGTTCTTTAACTGAACGGTTTACGTTTTGGCTAACTGTTTTAGCTGGTGCAATAATAATTGCAGGTGCTTGTACAGATGCAACTTTAGCTTCAAGAGCAGCAAACTTTTCTGTTAAGTCTTGCTTTACGCCTTCAACAGTCAAAGCAACTTCTTCTTTTACCTTTACCATCTCAGCAATATTTGATTGCTCGATAGCATCTACTTTTTCCAAAATCTTTTCGATTGACATTTTATTTCCTTTATTTAATGCGTTTTTCAAGTGCCTTCAACAATTCTCTATGCTCGAAAGCTTTGAGAAGCGTGTCAGCTTCGTTTACCACCGCATCAGACTCACTCTGAGTTGGGGCAACTTCAACTTTCTTGGTAGCTTCACGCTGTTCCAATACTCGTTTGAAGATACTAGATGCGGTGGTCGCATCTTTTTTAGGAACTCCTGCTTCACGCAAAAGTTTTTCTAAAACTCTGGGGTTTACATGACCTTCAGCATCAAATGCTTCTAGGCTTTGTATTTCCGCACTAAGATTATTTGGGTACATTACTACAGACACTTCACGCAGACCACCCTTGGTAATCTGAAAGTAGGATTCGTTATCTTCTTTACCTGATATAACAGGCAAACCTTCTGCGGTTACATACTGCGCTTCATCTGCGTATGCACCTACAGATACACCACCAAACATATTCGGGGATTCTTTAAGTACATTGTATAAATCGCCACCACCTTGCGTATTCATATACAACTTACCTTTTGCAGTCATTCCAGCTTCATCAAAACTGAATTCAGACCACTCACCCATTGGCATCCCCAAATCATTGTGATTTAAGAACATTGGCAATGGCTTTCCAGCTTCGTGGAATTCCGCAGCCCAATCTGCAAAACCTTCTGGTTGATAATTAAATTTTCTACCATCCGCGCCTTCTCTTGCGCCCCAAGTAGTTACCCTTGCTTCAAGTAGTCCGCTTGGGCTTTGCGCTTCGTTTTGATTCTCCGATAGGCTGAGTTTCGCTTCGCAAACTAGGTTTAGATTTTTCATTTACTACCCCATTGTGTATTGATTGGTTGTCATCTTTTATCTTATGGGATTTTTGTATTGTAGGCAGTTTAGTAGCAACGCCTTTGATTTGTGAGGACATTATAGCCATAAATTTCTTAATAATGTTCATTATGTTTTACCTATATTCATTTTTCTTACTTGATTACCACCACCACCACCAGTATCTTGAGGACTATTACCTGTTGGCTTAACCGCTGCTGGCTTCTCTTTCTTCAACTCATCAGCCCCATCCATTCTATCCATGCTCATGTATTCTCTAGCTTCATTGGGTGTCATTATGCCAGAATCCACGCCAGACACTACAAACTGCATCTGGTCAAGCGCTGCACCTTTAAGAAAATCCTTTGTGTCGAACCGCACACATAAATTTGGGTATCCCTTTAGTAGATGCTGCTTTAATTTCTGCTCAACATTAATAATCATTGGATACATGGTTGTCTTATAGAATTCATCCAGCATTGTTTGGGTATTATTATACTTTTGGTCTGCAATACCAATCATTGCTGGTGGGATTCCAAACAATCCGCATATGCGCTTCATTGTCTGAATTTTAAGTTCGGATGTTTGAGTGTCTTGTAGGGTAAGCATATCCACAGGGGTATATTTCATCCCTTGGTCTAATAGCATACCTTGACCAGCTTTAGATTGGTCAGTACCACGACTGCCTGTCATAGCGTTCCAAGTTTCTTTTAAGCGTGAGGCAATCTCTTTATACTTTGCATCTGGTATAACTTGGTCTGTAGCAAATATGCCAGAAGGTTTTGCACCATTCTGCATTACAAAGTTAGCATAAATGTCTATATCTTGGTCTAATCCTACTAATTCAGCAGCAAGAATACCTTTGTTAAATCCGCTAGAGCCTTGCCATGCAGCTTCTTTACTGTGCATAACTTGGTGTGCATCTAGTGGCTGGTCTTTATTAAATCCGTAGGATGGTGTGCTAATTCTGTAGGTAGGATACCTAGTTGGAGTAAGCGTTACTGTTATTAGTGTTGAATCAAGATTGTACATCTCCAATGGAGTTTGCAGAGAATCCGCTTGGTCTTTTCTCCACCACAGGGTAAA